GCCAGACTGGCTGTTGAAGCGTGAACGCATTGCAAAGATAAGACCTGTTGGACCAGTCATTGGCTGGACGCCACAGATATCGTATGCAATGAGGTTTGGCATCGAACGACGTACGAGTGAAATCAATACTGGGTCGAAGATGTCAACTGCGCCAGCAGCAGCTGTTGAAGATGAAGCACCCATTGCGTTTGCAGGTGCAGCTTCCCCAAGAAGGCTTGGCATTGAGTAACCACCAGAACCTTGTGCAGCTTCGCGTGATGCGCGCTCTTGGTTTTCTAGAAGAGTTGCGACAGTAGATCTTTTGTGAGCATCTTTGATCTCTGCAAGATCAGGGTGCTCAAGGACTGGCTGCCACTTTTCTACTAGCTCGTCAGTAACATATGACATTTTTTTGCTCCTTTATGCTATAAAAAGCCTAGTTGTTATTATTTATAATTTTTGGAACCTTTAGTTCTAGAGATCGCATTCATATAAGCTGCCATTTCTGGTCTTACTGAATTTACCTCTTCATCAAGCTCAAGTGGCTCCTCATCATCAGATACTACTTCCGATACATCTTCTGTAATAGAAGCAGGAAAATAGTTCTCTTTTACCATCTGGAGCTTCTTCTTGTAAGCCTCTTCAGATGTAAAATCAATACCCTCAGCTAGAGATGCAAACTTTTCAGCTTGTGTGTCAGAAAGATCTTCAGATACTTCAGCAAATGCTTCTTGCTTCTTGTATGCTTCCAATTCTTTTCTGAGCTCAGCATTCTTTTCGATTTGCTCATTAAGCGAATCTTCGAGTTCTTCTGATTTAGTTGCAAGCTCTTCAGCTACATCAACTTTCTCATCAGGAACATCAATGTAATGCTCAGCGAAAAGATTCTTTAGACCTTCCATGAAGTCATGGGCGATCTCAGCTTTCAAACCTTTTTCGACTGCAAGTTTGTTATCATCCATCCAGTTCTCAACAACATAGTCGAGATAGCTGTCTAGCTTTTCTGAAAGGCCTTCTGCAATCTGTTCTTTAGCTTCTGCGATCTCACCTTCGATATCGACAGTTACTTTTTCAAGCTGCTCGTTGATTTTTGATACAACTGCTGCTTCAAAGATTGTTGTTGCCTTTTCCTTGAACTCTTCTGAAAGATCATCGCTATCAAACAATTTACCAAGATCTTCTGACATATCCAAATCGGCAGCTGAGATTTTCAACTCTTCACGAGCTGACAATTCAATCTTATCTTCGATTTCGATATCATCTTCTGATTCTTCGTTCATTGCAGACATCATCTTGCTATACTTGCTAGCCATGACGTCTTTTTTCATACCGTTCATTTGTTGAACCATAGCATTGATCATTGCCATTTTTGTTTTTGGTACTTCAACTTCCTTAGCTTTTTCAGATGAAGATGAGCCTTGAGCAACAGGTGCTTCGCCAGCATCTTTATCTTGTTTACGCTTTGTAGAGCCTTTGGCTACTGGCTCTGGAACAGATGAAGGATCACCCATAGATGCTTTGAATTCATCTAGCTGCTCCTCTTCAACGTTGAAGTCCTCTGTATTTTGTAGATCGGACATTTTTTGCTCCTTTGACATTAAAGTCTGTATTATGGTATATTTATAAAATTACAACTTTTTAAGAAAATCTTCGAAAACTTTTAATTTAGCCTCTTCGAGATTTTTCTTATTTGCTTTTGAAATGGTTTCTTGATGATCAGCAATTACCTTTTCTTGTAAGATACCATTATCCCATACCCACTCTTTGCCTTCCATAATACCGTTCACGTATGCGTCAGGTGCAGAAGGATCTGCTACAATATCAGCAGCAGTTGCAAGATAAAAATCTTTTTGGACTTCCTGTGTGCCTTCTCTATTCATTTTAAGAGATCCCATACCACGAGAAGAAACACCAAGTGATGCACCTTCATCCATGAGATTCTTAACAATGTTGCCCATAGGTGTGTCCATGATTTTTGCTTTACCAATAAAGTTAGAACCATCCTGGTAAAGTTCTTTGATCATGTGTGACGCACGATCAAGATTGATTGTAGGACCTTGTGGATGACCTAATTCACCGAAAGCTCTGTTCTTTGCGATATAAGCGTCATTATATCTTTTAACTTCTTTAGCAAGTACTTGTTGTGGATACATACGACCATTACGGTTCTTAATATCTCCTTGCATAAAGATACCTTCGATGAAGTAATTCTTTTTGCCGTTCTCATCAGCCTCAGTGAGAAAATTGATTTCTTCGACTACTTCTGCAATTAGTTTCATCTTACTCTCCTGATACCTTATGAACTTTAAGTAGCAATGTACCTGTTCCACCAGACAATGTCATAACGACGTTTGCTGTTTCTGGAGTGGTTGCATCTTCAAGTTTCATTTGGTCTTGATCGTAGTTGTGTGAACCTGAACCAGCAAGAATAGCTATTGTGTTAGCCCCTCTTTTAATAGTCCAAGTTTCTGTACCAGACACTGTCCACTTAGCACCGACAACAGTCATTGATTGAACTGTTTCACCAACTGCATTGGCACCTTTGCCAGCTGTGGCACTATTGAGTGAAAGATAGTCAGATGCTGTTGAACGAACTACAACATATCCACCAGGCTTATTTTGTTTTACTGTAATAGCCATATATCTCTCCTACATCATTGCAAAATCGACCATCTTCATAAAGGACATTTCACCCTTTTCAAGATTGGTCTTTAGTTTTCTTGCATTTGCAGTATTAAGTGAGTCATGTAGCTTTACAATAGCAGAAGCTGTCTTTGGATCAACTTGCATAGTCTTACCGTTCTTAAACTTGACTGACTCAGTCTTGTTCTTTTTAGCAATTCCTTTCAATGAAGAAAAAACATCTTCAATGATAATCTCTACTTCTTCTTTGGCTACAACAGGCTTTGTGTCGCCTTGTGTTTTATCACCACGACGAGCTGGTGTTTTATTTCCAGACTTTCTATTCATAAACCGAGAAAGATCAGAAGTGCCTTGTTTAACTGGCTGCTCTTCACCTTTACCAGGTTTATGACCTTTGTGCTCTGATTCATCCTCATCTTTAGTAGATTTAAACTGATTGTCGCCAGCTACAGGGTGATCCTTCTTTTCGACTTCATGTTTGTCTTTAAAGGCAACTTCACCAGCCGAACGTGGCTTATATGAAGTTGTTTCTGCATCAGCTTCGTCTTTAGTTTTTCTACTAACGTAGTCTTGAGGTCGAGCTTCAGAGATGAGTTCTCTAAACTTCTTCATCTTCTTCTGTCCCTTCGTTTTCGACTGGCTCGTCAGTATCAGCTTCCGCTTCTACCTCATCCTCAAGATCGTCACTTGCAAACATGCTCTGAGCCATATTGATTCGTTCTAGATCTAATGTGTCTGCTACCTTTTGCATTAAAATGCTATCCACCGCGCTTTTAAACTTAGTGGCTTCACCATCAATTGCAAATTGTACAGCATCTCTTGTTGAATAGTCAGACATAAT